GAATTGATTATGTTTGTCATTGTGTTACCTTTTGAAAATCTGAAAGTCTATAATAACGCGCGTCAAATATTCCATCCCGCCTAGCGTCTTTTTCTTCTCGAAGCGCACAAACTGCACATAGACGCTGTTCCATTGCACTACGTAAAAATACAACTATTTTTTTACGACTGCAATACCCACAATAAGCGACCTCTGCATCTTTGCATCCACCATCCCAAATATATTTTGCTTTTCTTCCACATAATAAACATTTTGTCATTGTGTAATTTTCCTGCCCGTGGTGCGGGCTTGTAAACCTTCAGCGAGATAGTAACTTAGGTAATCGCATAACTGCGAGAGTGCATCTACTTGATCCTTGAACGCCGAATTAGGGAAGTTGAATAATTCCGCTTCGAAGTCAATCATCCAGGGCGATTCCTCCGATGGGGGAGGGAGTATCACGCATCCCTTTTCAGCCCATTTCGCCGCCTCGTATGCCCGCGCTATCTTGTCACCTTTGGGGGTGTACGGCATGACGCGCTCGGCAAAGGGTGAAATCTGTTTCATGCTCTGAATCACCTGAATGCCGGATGATTTGTTTTCGATGATTATATCCCGCATTACAGCGGATTTCATCCCGCCGTATTTCTTCGCCTGTTCTTCGATTGCATATTGCAACTGTGGAAACTCGATTTTCTTGCGCCAAATGTCGCGGATGTATAACTTGTAATCGGGCGATAACTCACCCACAATCCCGCATGTATAAGCGGCGGTGTCCTCAATGCTTGCGGCGGTATCCCAGGAGAAGTAACGACCCACACAAGGGAGGGAGGCGCGGCGGATGTTGAACCATTCCCGCTTGAAAATGGCACCGACCAGCGGAGTCGGTCGCTGTTGGAATTGACCAGCTACGCCGATCTCGGAAAGCGGGAATTTCAGGATGTCAAGTTCTTTGCGCCCAATATGCGCCTCCCAAAGTAATTCATTTACTTCGGTACGCGGGTCTGTAAAGCCTATAGATGAGTGAAAGCGTTCGACCCCTTCCCACTCTGCGGGGAGAATAAGCAATTCCCAAGGGTCGCCGCGCTCGATGATATGCCCACATAAATCCTCATCGTGGAGCCGTTGCATTATCAATATCTTTTTGACGGTCTTGGGGTCATTCCCGCGCATGTGAATCGAATTGTCATACGTGTAATTCACCCGCTCGCGTTCTGCTTTGCTGTTTGCCTTCGTTGCGTCCAGCGGGTCATCTATGATGAGATAATCGCCGCCCTGCCCCGTGATTGATCCGCCCGTACCAAAACAAACGCGGTATCCGCCGTAAGTGTTTTGGAAGTTTTCCTTGCTATCCTGCCTCTTATTGATAACGATATGAAATCTTTCCTCGTACCAACGCGAGGCAATCAATTCCCTGCATTTCATGGAATCGCGTAGGGTCAACGCTTCGGAGAATGAAAAGCAAAGGAATTTAGCCGAGGGTGTTTTGGTCCAAACCCACGCGGGGAAAAACACGTTACACAATAGGCTTTTCATGTGGCGCGGGGGCACGTTCATCATTAGCGAGTTTGACGGTAAACGCCCTTCGTACAACGCTTGCAGATATTCACAGATCGCGCGGATGTGCCAGCCGTCAACATAGACAGTCCCCTTTTCGACCTTATCCCAAGCAGAGACAACAAAGGCGTGAAAATCACGCCTGAGTAATTCCGCGTCAAGGTCGGTTATTGTGACTTGGTTTTCTGTAACAACTGCATCCATGTTTCTAATTCTTCTTTTGTCAGCTTGCTAAGGTCTGGTTTCTCTTGCGTATTCATTTCAACCTTATCAGGGACTTTTCCATAAGCGCGATTTACAAGAGCTTCCCAATATTGAAATTGTCCCTGCTTTGCTTTTTTGACGGCAATCTCCATCATTTCAGCGACAATCGTTCCCTTCGCTTCGTCCTCGGCTTCCATAAAGGCGCGTACATATTCCGCGAAGGATTCTCCGAGCTTCGGTCTGCCTTTACGATTGATTCGGGGATCGCCTTTTTTGAACGGCATAATAATCCTACGTGATCCGGTAGTTACCCCAAGCACCGTAAGTCTTACTCGCTACCGCTTCGCCTGTGCCGTCATACTTGAATAAACGCAAGCCCGCCAAAGTAGCAGATGCAACAAAGATCGCAAGGGCGTAGGCATCGGTAAGCTGAAAACCTGTACCACTCGCGTTTTGAACTGCTAAAAATGGCAACGTCACGGTTTGATAGCCACTACTACCGGGCGTGCCGTGTTGGGTGTAGGTAGTGCCATAATAAACCCTGTCACCAATCACCTGATATGTTGCATATATCAGCGTCGGCAAATTGGAATAAGCCCCACCTAAGCGAGACAGCGCGGGTGTCCATGACACGGGTTGAGACTCGAATGTGGGTATGCTTCTGAGGTTTGCGGTTGTAAATGTCGCGACTGACCACAAATAACCACCCCCAAGTGAAAGTGTTGCCTCAAAGTATCCGATATTCACCATGTTATTACCATCAACGAAACCGCTGTACCCATAAATATGATTCTCGTTTGTGGTGGTAGACATGCCACTCGCTACAACGCGATAATGCGCCTTCCTTGAAATCGTCAAGGCAACCGCGGTTGAGTTGCTATCCCAAACAACGTATACAAAATAAGGGACAACCTGCCCGCCTAGTTCCGCGCCTCCGGCATTGAACCAGTTTGTAGCTTTTGGAATTGATACTGATAACGCGCCTGTTACCGCCCTGAGATTGTCGCCAATCTTGAAATATAAAGGGCGGTCAGTAGATGGGTTGTTTCCATCCTCATGCTGTACGGCAACCGTTATTTCATTAGCGGCAACTGTCACGCCGATTTTATAGCGATTGAACATCAACTGAGATAACTTGAATCCGCCCGTGACGGGGGTTGTTCCTGTGTTTTCGGTTGCCGGCATAATATCGCCGGGGTCAATTGTGATCGGATTCGCCGCGTACCATCCGGCTATTGTTTTATCTGCCATTGTATTACTCCTATGGGTTCGCGCGGATGGTAGGTGAGCCGTTGGCAATACCTACAGCGCGCACTATGTTTTCAATAAGTCTGTCTGCGGAGTTCAAAGCGTACCCCGCAAGGCTTGCATCGTCACCGTTATCAGCCTTGACAGAGAAGCCCTGAAAGACTAGTCCGTCAGTCACAAGTGTTTCATCTGGCACGCCTGCATTATAGAGGGTGGTGACTTCGGCGGCGGTCAGGATACGGTTATAAATGCGCGGGTCAAATATCCTTCCGTAATATGGAGAGGATAAGCCGTATGAATTACCGATGTATAAATCATTTCCATCCGCAACCGTTGTGCCTGTAGGGGTGAGGGTTTCTGTGATTGTTTTACTTGCGCCATTTGCGTAAATTATTGGATCTGTTAGGGTGTTCGACGATATATCTCGCGTAAATACAATGAGATTCCACTGATTGAGAACAACTGTATTATTCGGAGTTTCCCATATACCGAATGTCCCGGTGGTTGTCTGATACCAGTATAGCTTTAGATTTGATGTAGTTATTCCTATTGTGAAGCCGTCAAAAAGCGCAACGACTTTCGACGCGGCGGGGTTGGATGTGGGATAAACCCACATACTTACTGTTCTTTTAGTAGCTCCGTTTATGTGCGGAAGTTTCGAGAAGTTTATAGCATCCGTTGAGCCACTTCCGCCAAATTCAACCGTAACGGGATTCAGCCCGCCTGATAGGTAACTATCATTCTGCTTTACGCCATATTCAACGTGAATAATTCCGCCCTGCTTGATGGTAAAAGCGCGGTCGGTGATGTAGTAATGATTGCTAATATTACTTCTATCCTCTACCCCTAAAATCAATGAGCCGATGGTGAGCATGAGGAAACTAAGCAGATGATTTTCGTTCAGGTTCGCAAGGTAACTCATTTTAGTAATCCTTGACTTTGGAACTCTATATTCATTGACAACTGACATTCCGTACATGTCAGCTAAGTATGTATTCTTCTGATACTTCTGGTCAAATTGGAAAGGCGCGTACCCATACGCCTCTTGCGAAAATGTGTTCTCTTTCGTGCTTTCAATGCTGTTCCCGTAATAGATGCCATATCCACGCGCCTGCAAGAATGTAATATATACTGGCGTACTCGCATTATTTAGAATCGAATAATAAACCGTGTCACCGTAATAAGTCGCAGTTACAACCACATCGGCGGTTTTATTCGTTCCGGTTCCATCCGCAAGTGTGTTCGCGAGATAGTCAGTCGTTGCGACGGGTGCTTGCATGTTTGTACCGGATACCTGTGAAAGCCCGTTAGGGTCGGTGTAGTGCGCCGAAAATGGAGTAGATATACCTATTGGTACAAGTAAAGGCGTACCCAGCTTGTAAAGCACCTTCAAACTTGTATCGGTGATAACAGGATGGGCGCGAATAATGGAGGCGTTCAACAATCCATCTTCTGAAAGTAGGATGTTATAACTCTCTGCGTCCGTCGAGATTGCCACATCTTGAGCTATAGAATCGTCGGCTAATATTTTTGTATTATCTTCTGCAAGGATAAAAGAATTATCCTCTGCAAGTATATATTCACCTGTGCTTACAGAAACCTGATCCAACGCCCGCCAGCCGTGCCGAGCGAGGAAATTTTCAACGCGTAACGTCCCATCTTGCTTGACGTAGATATATCCTAATTCCGAGTTTGCCAGCTTCGTAAATTCAGAGAGTGCCATGGTCTTACGTTGCACGTTATCGAATACAGCGGGGAATGTAAATACGCCAGTGTCGAAGCTAGTTGATTCAGGTTGCAGACTCAAGCGGGAAAGAATAGTTGTCATGGCTTCGTCAATGCGCTTGTTCAGCCCGATTGCCGCGCCTTTCATGGGGTAGTTCACTGGCACGTTCATATAATCAACCGCCATGACGCGCACTTGCTCATTTCCCCAATTCAGATCGTCGGAGTCAATGGACGCAATACGACCCGTCCAGATTTCTTCATTGAGACTTCTAAACGTTCCGCGCACCCGAATCTTTGCGCCTTTATTCCAGCCCGTCAGAGTTGCCAAGCCGCGAATAGAATCCCCGCCCATAGGCGAGAATTGCTTACTCTTGTTGTTGATCGTGATGTTTAGGATACCAAGCACGGCAACGCGGTTCTCTGGTCGCCAGCCACCTAAGCCGCCGTTCCCTTTGATGTCTCCGACAACATAAGCAGATATATCAACCCATGCCGAGCCGTCGTAATATTCGGTAATGGTGGAGTCGAGGTATTCAGCTTGCGCCATTAGTCCCGCACCTTCGCAAATTCAACCGCAAGGATAGACGCGAGTTTGTAATAGTCAAATCCCATACTTGCGCTTGCCTGTGCGTTATTGACTTGTGATCCGCCAGGGAGGTTTACCAATTCCGCGCCGCGCTCCCCCACCCAAGTCAAGCCGCCCGCAGGTCCGCCGCTTGCGCGACGTGGTGCATTACCGCCGCCGGAACTTGGACGGTTAGCGTTATAACTTCCTTGTGAGATTTGCCCTAAATTCGTGCCGAGGGTATTGTCTACCATCTGCCAAAACTGGACAGCCGCGCCTTCCCATGCTTCGCCAAGCGCGCGTCCAATGCCGTCACGAATTACGCCGGTAAGCGCGGCTTTCAGCGCGTCACCCAACGCGCTCCAATTTGTACGGGCGATGAGGTCAATAAGTGCTTGTAAGATATTCACACTCGAATCAAGTGCGGCGCGAGTACCGCCCGCCCAATCTACTGTTTTTATCCATTGCGCGAAACTGGTAGAGATTTGATTCCAATCCACACTCGCAACCCAATTTTCAAACGCCTGTGTCAATGCAACGGGGTCAAGGTTTGGGAGTAGGTTCTGCAAGTCTCCCCATAACTTCGACCAGTCACGGTTTGCTATGTCTTCAATAAGCGTCCCTAAACTTTCGCCGATCTTCGCGATACCTTCGGCAACCCAGGGAGACTGTACCCATTTCGTAAATGTTTCAAGTAGAGAGGTTGCACCGGGTAGGAGTGGACCAGTGAAAGCGTTTGCCAGCCCTGTGAACGTCAAGTCTACTTCGTTCAGGTTGCGCTGAAACTCTTCGTATTGTGTAGGATCTAACACGAGTCCAAGGGCTTCGACCTTTTTCTTTACTTGGTCAATTCCGCCCTCATTCGCCATGGTATCGAACACATCGACCAGCTTTGCGCCTGAACGCCCAAAGATATTTGTCAGGAAGTCGACGCGCTCTGTCTGTGTCCCAAACTCGGCATACTTTTTGCCGATGTCATCCATCAACGCGGATTGATCACGGACATTCCCGCCCGCGTCCAAAACATCAATACCAAAATCCTGTAATGCTTTGCCTGTGGTGGATAGCTCGCCAGTGGAATCAAGTAAGCCTTTCGACATAATAACGGTTGCACTCGAAAGGTCGGAGATTTCCACGCCCGCCTTTTTAGCAACGAAAGACCATGCCGCTAGTTTATCCTCTGACATGCCCGTAACATCCCCAAGCGCGTCCATGCCCTCTGTCCATTCGCGGGTTCGGTCTACCGCGCCGGTAATGAGTCCTGTAATGGCATCAATGCCCGCCATGAGCATTCCGGTATCAAAGCCTATGGGGATTACGAGTTTTTCAAGTAGCATGTTTTTTCTTTTTCTTTGGCTTGATTGCGGCTTTCACAATCTTCATGTTTTCTTTGATCTGTTCGGGGGTCTGCTGTATAGGGACACGCTCGCCCCAATAATCAGGGAGTAAGTCGGCAATCTTCGGTATTTCTTTGAAGCGACCGACAACCGCAAGAGCCTGAATTATTTCGGCGGTTCGTCTGTCGGCTCTCTCTTCTGGAAAAGGCTCTTTCTCGTAAATCGCTTGCCAGTGGACATACTCGCTATGGGGCATACTTGCGAGCATTGATTCTACTGTGCCGGCTCCCAATGCCCGGCAGAGTTCATAATCAAATCTTCCGTTTTTTTTAGCTCTGCGGTTGCATCCTCAACGGCTTTTTTACCAAGCGCGTTGAACTCGAATACACCCTTGACGATTTGCTCCAGGGTGGAGATTGCAAGCGTGCCGACTTCCGCGCCGGTGAGCATGGTTTCGCCGTTTTCCTGAACGATGGAATCAGCGATTACCTGAAAGATGTCAGCGCCTTGCAGGTCACGCCCGCGCAAGCCCATTGCATATTCAGCGGACAAGGCGCGGATAGTAAGACTTCCACCATCTACATTGATGGTGGTTGTCTTAGGCTTCAAAAGTTGATCGCGTGTCAGCATTACGAACTCAGCGAGAACGAATCAGTACCACGGAAAGTGATTTCAGCCTTGAGAACTTCCGGCTTCGTCGCGTCGGCGGTCATGGGCTTGATGTTCGTGACAAGTGCGCCGAACTGGTCAATGTTCAGGGAGTCATACGCCAAGGTATAGCGTCCTACCGTTCCCGCTCGCATCTTGGTATAGAGCGAGGCGATGTTTGCCTTGACGTAATTCACCGTCGCTTTGAATTCGCCAATTTCAGCAAGTTTGCTTGAAACAAAGGTGCGATGTCCGCCCGTGCCGTGATGGGTGGACTCAACCGCAGGGACTGACATTTCAGGCGGATCAACGGATACGACTTCGCCGACTGTACCGCCGGAGTCAGACAGGATAACGCCATAGTTAGTTTGTGCCATGTTTTATTCTCCTATTCCCAAACGAAAAACTCGACAATGCGCCGGTATTTATTCGCTTCTGGGTCTTTGAAATCGCTGATATTTTCAGCGGTTATCAATTCAATATTACTTTGATTCAAGTCAAGCGCGGCGCGTACCTGGTCGCCCAACGTAACTGCGCCCGCGTAGGTGTTCGCCCAACAAGAAACCTGCAAACGCCTTCGCACCATATCCGAGCCGCCGTGATGTCTCATAGGTATCTCGCTGATAAACTGATACACCATGCCGGGCAAGGTTGCGCCCGTTGGCATGGACAGCGGATAAGCCGCGCCGACGCTTGCGAGTTTTGAGGCGATTACCGATTCGATGGTCATTTCGTGATGTCTCGCATATTCTTTTCTACACTGTCAACGATTGCGGACAGGGCTTGCAATTCCGCCTCATCGAATGCGGGTCTTAGGAAAGGTTGCGCCGCCATTTTATAAGTACCAAACTCCACATAAGAGGCATTACAGGATTTCGGTATTGATGTTTTGGATGCGGGCGGGAATGTCCGTGATCAATCCGCGTTGATGGATGACATCGGCAAAAAGTATGCCGAGTTTGGGACGCAGACAGAGCGCGTTGACTTCCTCACGAATATATTCGGGCGAAGTGGCGCGAAGCTGGTTGATGTGTTTGACACCATGGCGAACGAGGGCGGCATTGACCAAGTAAAGAAAAAGGTTGAAGCCCTCGGGCTTGTGTTAGATCCCACACAATACGAAGAATTACAGCGCAACCTAAACGAAGTGGATTTGACGTTTACAGGGCTGGCAAACGCTTTCACGGGTCCACTCCTACCCGGCGCCACATCCCTACTTGAAACATTTACGAAATGGGTACAGTCTCCATGGGTCGCAGAGGGTATCGCGGCGATTGGTGAAAAGCTGGGAACCCTCGCCTCCGACATTGCCGTAGGACTTGAAACAGGGAATTGGGATGCGTTCTTTGCCAGTATCAAAGAGTTCACAGGCTTTGATTTGGCGGCGATCACTACCAACTTTGCAGAGTTTCAAGCCGCAAGCCAAACCGAAACCGCCGCAATCAAAGAACACTGGAATCAGTTACTTACTGCAATCAGTGAACGGTTGAATATGGTTTTCGGAACCGAGGGTATAAACCTAATCATTGACTGGAAGCAAATCGGAATCACCGCCTTGCAAGCCGTTGATATTATTCTTTACGGGCTGGGTAAAACTTGGGAGTTTTTCAACGGCGTTTTGCAGAGGACGATAGACCTGCTTAGTGTTATCGCTGGTCAATCCAGTGTGTCAGCCCCATCAGGGTACACGCCTTACCCTGGATATGGGCAGGCGTTCTCAAGTTCAGGCGGTAGCGAAGACAGCGGGGCAGGGCGCAGCGGCTTACGCCTGTTGGCTCATGATCGAAAAGGAAGGGTGGCAGGCGGCAAGGAACGCGCATCTGGACAAGCGGGGAAAGCCCTCGGCA